GGCTTGGCGTGGCCGGGTGAGGTTCAGCGAGGCTTGGCGTGGCGCGGTTTGGTTTGGCAGGCGAGGCCGGGCAAAGAGGGGTTGGGTGGGGCGTGGCGTGGCAGGCGAGGCGAGGTTTGGCGAAGCGCGGTCAGGCGGGACATGGCTGTGCGTGGCAGGCACGGCGCGGTTGTGTGGGGTGTGGCTAGAACTGGTGGGGCGTGGCAGGCGTGGCGAGGCGAGGCGCAGCACAGCGGGGCTAGGCAGGCGTGGCCCGGTGTGGCTGGGTGAGGACGGGCACGGCATGGCACGGCAGGCTTGGTAGTGCGGGGTGAGGCGCGGCGCGGCCTGGCAGGCAAGGTGAGGTTGGCATGGACTGCCCCGGCACGGCCCGGCAAGGAATGGCAGGCAAGGCGAGGCCCGGTCAGGCGTGGCTTGGAGTGGTGTGGTTTGGCAGGCGCGGCGCGGCGAGGCATGGCATGGCTCGGGTGGCTCAGTCTGGACCGGCTTGGCGAGGCAGGCCCGGCTAGGTGTGGCAAGTCCTGGCACGGCGGGGCAAGGCGGGCAAGGCGGGGCGATGCTGGGCGAGGTAAGGCGGGGCGCGGCGCGGCAGGCACGGCGGAGCAGGGTTTGGCCAAGCGCGGCAGGCGAGGTGGGGCTGGGCCGGGAACGGAAGGGCAAGGCGGGGTTTGGCGGGCGAGGCGAGGCGCGGCCAAGTCGGGATTGGCGGGGCGCGGTCCGGCAGGCTAGGCGTGGCGAGGTCTGCCCCGTTCAGGCGTGGAATGGCAAGGCAGGCGGGGCAAGGCTTGGTGTTGCCGGGTGAGGCAAGGCGAGGCCGGGCGAGGCAGGCCGGGTTTGGCCAGGTGTGACATGGCGTGGCTCGGCAGGCTTGGCCTGGATGGGACGGGCCTGGAGGGGCATGGCGCGGCAGGCGCGGTATGGCACAGCCCAGCCGGGCGTGGACTGGCAGGGCAGGCACGGTAGGGCACGGCATGGTGAGTCAAAGGACTGGCATGGTCTGGCTTGGCAGGCTGGGCGAGGCCCGGCGCGGTACGGCGTGGCATGGCTAGGTGAGGCGTGGTGTGGCAGGCGAGGCGAGGTCAGGATGGCGTGGTGAGGTTTGGTGCGGTTTTGTAAATATGAAAAGTATAAGCCGAAAAGCTCAGGGTAAAGCGGATCAGCCGGATTCAGCCTTTGCTGACCGGCTTCCGCCGCACTCCCCGGAGGCGGAGCGGGGGCTGATTGGGTGCGTGCTGGACGTGGAGGGGCGTTCGATGGACGTGATGAACGCGTGCGAGGAGCGCGGCGTTAGTAAGGAATGGTTTTACGCCCTGCAAAATCAACTCGTCTGGGAATCCATGCGGGCGCTCCATAAAGCGGGCAAGACGGTGGAAGTGATCGGGCTCCAACAGTTGCTCAAAGACCGCGGGCAACTGGAAGAGGCGGGGGGTATTCCGTACCTCTTGCAGTGCCAAGATGAATCGGGCGTCGCCTCTTTCATATCCAATTACCTGGACATTCTGGAAGAGAAATTCATCGCCCGGGCGCTTGTGCGTGTGGGCACACAGATGGTTGCTTCGGTCTATAGCGTCGAGGACGGTGAAAAAACCGACGTGCGGGCGCTGCTGGCGCACGCGGAGCGGGAAGTCCTGCGCCTGGGCGAGGAAGCCGCCAGCGAACGGGAAAAGCACATTAAAGAGATCCTGCGCGAAGTCGTCAGCGACCTGGAGGACTACCACCGCGGGCGGGCACAGATGCGCGGGATTGCGACCGGGCTGGATTACGTGGATAAGCTCCTGTGCGGGCTGGGCGGCAAGAACGGCAATTACATTGTGCTCTCCGGGCGCCCGGGTATGGGCAAGACGGCGCTGGCAATGCAAATCGCCATGCACGCGGCGATTGATTACGTCTGGTGGGACCCGGTGCTGAGCGAGGGCAAGCCCATTGTGGACAAGCTGGAGGACGGTTCTGAGCGCATCCGCTTCGATCAACGTATGGGTGTGCCGGTGGGAGTCTTCACCCTGGAAATGGCACAGACCGCACTGGTGCAACGGATGCTCTTCGAGCGGGCGGGTGCCGACGTGCAACGCTGGCGCACGGGCTACGCCACACTGGCAGACCTTCAGCCGCTAGTAGCCGCCAGCGGCGCCCTGGCTGGGGCGGGCATCTACATTGACGACACGGGGCGTTGCACCATTGACACCCTGCGAGCCAAGGCGCGGCGCATGGCGCGCCAATACGGGATCAAGCTTTTCGTCATTGATTACATTCAACTCATGCGGGCGGGGGGCAAACGCTTCCGCGATGACCGGGTGCAGGAGTTGAGCGAAATCAGCGGCGACATACAGAGCCTGGGCAAAGAGCTGCAAATCCCCTTCGTCGTGCTGGCGCAGATGAACCGGGACTATGAGAAGGACCCCAACCGGGCGCCGCGGCTCTCCGACTTGAAGGACTGCGGCAGCATCGAGCAGGACGCGGACCTTGTGGGCTTTCTCTACAAGCCCAAGATGCGCGAGAAAGAGGAGGAGCAATACTCCGCGGCCATGGAAGCCATTTACGGCGACGATTGGAGCACCTACCCGGTGCGCCAAAATCTCTTCTTCGCCAAGAATCGTTACGGGCCAACCGGCATTGCGCAGTTGCTCTTCCAGAAGAGTTGCACGCGCTTCCTGGATTGGGTGGTGTGGCTCAAGGAGCACGGGCAAAAAACGGCGGCGCTGGGCGAGCGCCAGTATAAGGACAAAGGCGCATTGCCCACCAATGAGGAGCTGGAGATATGACCGAATGGATACCAGTAACTGTGCGCCTGCCAAGGAGCGACGAGCTAAGCCAGGACGGGCAGGTGCTCGTATGTTGGGGTGATGATCCCGAGGGCGCATTTATAAGCTGTGGCCAGCAAGCGCGTGACGGGTCATGGTACGATGACTCGCATTTGGACAGACCTCCCCTGCCTTACGTGACCCATTGGATGAAACTTCCGGTGCCGCCTGCGCGAAGGGAGATAGTTGGCCCGTGACTTGTGATGAGTGCGGCGACGATCAATTCCCCGGGGCAATCTACAACGGCAAGCTCTATTGCGTCCGCTGTGTTCACGGCGCTGGGGGTGGGGCCGCATCCTATCCTGAAGCTGCCCGCGGCGGAGCGGGTGCAAGCGCTCATCGCCACGCCCGAGGGCAAGCAATCACTGGTGGAAGCGCTCCAGGTGCGACAGAAGCGCATCGAGCTGGCGGAAACGGACCCGCTGGAGTGGGGCTTTGAGCCCAGCCCGTGGGCGGACGCGGACGGGCTCTTGTCGGGCAATCTCGTCCAGGACCCGGGATGTGAAGTGCTGGCCATCTTCGGCGGCAACCGGGCCGGCAAAACTTATTACGCCGTGAAACGGTTGTGCCAACTGGCCTTTCGGTGCGGCACGGCGCGAGTGGCGATCTTGTCCGAGTCGGAAACCGCCTCGGTGACGACCGTGCAAGCCATGGTCTGGAATTATTTCAAGGGGCGCTTCGGGCACTTGAACGGCAAGCGTGATGTGGTCTTCAAGATTAACTACAGCCAAGCCGGAGGGTTCACTGACCGCAAGCTGGTGCTGCCCAATGGAACGGAAATCTATTTCCTGACCTACAATCAGGAGCCCGGGGACTATGAGGGCTGGGAATTCGGCGCCTCCGCGGCGGAGTATGCCAAGGCGGCGAAACTGGCCGCGGAGCAAAAGCTGTTCATGCCCGAGAACATCGGCGCCGTGGCGGATGAGTCCATGCCCATGCGCTGGCTGACGATGCTGGGCAGGCGCGTGCGCTTCCGCAAAGCTAAGCTCTTGTGGACCTTCACGCCGGTCAAAGGCATGACGCCCGCCATTAAAGAGCTGGTGGGGTCATCGGCCAAGACGCTGCTGGCGCGCCCGAGCGAGCTATTGCCGCGGCGCAACCTGCCGGACCTGGAGCCGGGGCAAATGCCTTACGTGCGCCGCTGCGCGCAGGCCGGGGCGCTGGCGATTTACTTCTTTACGCAATACTCGCCTTTCGAGACGGCGCCCGGGCGGCGCTACTACGACGAAATCAAAGCGCTGTGCGAGGGCAAGACGTCTGAATACGTCGAGCGCGTGGCCTACGGACTGGCAAGGGATACCGTGGCGCGAGCTTTCCCGAAGTTTGGACCCTGGAACGTGGTGCGGCGCGAGCAGTTGCCCGCTATCGGGACAAACTACTTCTTCTGTGATCCTGCGGGGGTGCGCCCATGGTTCATGTTTTGGGCCAGGGTGACGCCGGGCAACCCGGGAAGCACGTATATCTATCGGGACTGGCCGGACGGGCAGACTTACGGGGAATGGGCGGTGCCTACGGCGCGGGAAGTCAATGACCTGCAAACCAAAGGCTGGGACGGAGACGCGGGGCCAGCTCAGAACGCGCTGGGCTTTGGGGTGACGCGGTATAAAGAGGTAATTCTGGAGGCGGAGCGAATAAATGGGAGTAATGGGAAGAAGGGGAAGGATGACCCGTATCGGGAAAGGGTTTGGCAACGGGCGCTGGCTCGGGGGCAGGACCCGGCAAAAGTGTTTGAGGAAATTTGCGAGCGGTATGTGGACCCGCGGGCCGCAGCTTCCGAGCACTTGGCTGAAGAGGGCGGCACGTGCATCGTGGATGAGTTTGCCGATGAGCAGAAAGACAGCACAGGGCAAGTGACCGGACCCAGCATAGACCTGACGCCCGCCAGCGGCGTGGGGCGCCGGGCGGGCAGTGATGAGAATGAAGGGCTCACGCTCGTCAATGAGCTGCTGGACTGGAATCAGGAGGAGCCGCTAATGGCGGTGCTCAATCAACCGCATCTCTACGTGTGCGAGGATTGCCAGCAAGTGCGCTGGATGTTTGAGAATTTTACGGGGCGCGGCGGCGAGAAGGGCGCGTGCAAGGACCCGGCAGACTTGGCGCGCTACTTGGCGCTGGCCAAGCTCGAGTACGTGCCGGAGGGAGGCAGAAAAGGACAAGCGGGGAGGGGCTGGTAAAGAAAGAGGAAAAACTATGAACGCAAAACGCATTGTGGCTGAGCTTACCAAAAACTGGCCGCAGGAAGAGGGCACTCCCGCCGCGGAGTTGATTTCGCAGCGCTTTGAAAGAGCGATTGAGCTGAATCAGAAACGCGGGTTCGCCCTGGAGTCCTGGCAGTTTCAAGTTTGCCAAAGGGACGGCTGTCTAACCGAGACCATTATCGCGGTCTTCGTTAAAGAATGACGGCCATGGAAGAACAACTTCTAAAACTGGTGCAGCACTGGCGGCGTGATGCCGAACAGTATAAGAAGCAAGTGGAGGAGTGCAGATTGGCCAGTGTGCCCCACGATCAGATGTTATCCATGATGACATGCCTGCGGGCTTGCGCCAAGGAGTTGGAGGGTGTGCTCTTGCGAAAGCCCAAACCCCTATGACCCCAAGTGAGTTTCAACGGCTGGGAATGCTGCTGAGTGAGCAGCAGGTGTATCAGGTGACCGGGCTCGCCTACCATACCATCCGCAAATACGTGGACTGCGGGGTGTTGCGGCGGGTGCGCCCGGAGCCGATGACCCATGGGAAGCTCCTGAAGGTGCAAATAGCCGCTATCGTGGGCATCAGTGTGGAGGATGAGCGGTTGACCTGGGAGCGCGAGCCGCTGTTGCTGCGGGATAAAGCGGTGCGCCGCTGGACGGGCTATAGCTGCAAGACCATTAACCGGCTGGTCGAGGCGGGATCATTGCAACGGATCAAATTGCCCGGGGGTGTGGCGGCCTATCGCAAGCATGACGTGGGGGAATTGATCGGGCTGAACGGAATCGGGCAAAGGCGTAGCGAACAGGGCAAAGACGTAGCCGGACGGGGGCGAGCTATTGCAAAGGGGCCGCGGCAAATGGCACAGGACACAGAATGAAGGATAGTGGCGAGATTTTGACGAGCGATAG